GCCGGGCCGACAGACCGCCGTCGCGCGGGCCGTGCAGCAGCTGTGCGATCCGACCCCCGAGGGGCCGGCATGACCGACCGCGAGATCCGCAAACAGGCGGCCCGCCACGGCCTCGAAGTGCTGAGCGTCGAGAAGGCCAAGCGGCGAGGCCACACGCACGTCCGGCTACGCCGAGCATGCGACGGCGAAGACGCGCTGTTCGTCTTCGCCGGGTCGCCCAGCGACGGCCGCGGCGCCCTCAACAACGACGCGCGTCTGAGCCGGTTCGCCTCGGGCGCGTGGAGTCCGAAACTAGACCGAGGGTAAACACCTACGAGCGGCGTACAGCCGACCGTAGTACACTGCCATGACCGGCGGCGCAGCCGTCGGTTATGACCACGGAGAACCACATGCACGATCACCGCCTCGGCTTCCCGGCACTCGCCGCCTTCATCGCCGACCAGCACGAGCCCGAGCGCAAGCCGATGCGCACACCCGCGCCGGTGCGCCGGAGCGCCGAGCAGCAGCGGCTCGATCGCTGCACCGACGCCGCACATCAGGCGATCCCGGCGTATCTGGAGGAGAAGCGCCGCGCGCCCGAGCTGCCCGCGCCGCGCTACTGCACCGTGAAGGTGAGCCCGCAGATCCAGCAGGACGGCCGGCTCACCCTCACCAAGCTGCGCGCCGCGACGAAGATCCTCGACGCGAACCGCGACCCGGCGAAGACGTTCGTCAACTTGGACGGGAGCCCGGCCGCCAAGGCCCTCGAAAAGACCATGCAGAACGGCGTCGAACTGATCGCCGGCCACGTGTACCGGCTGCGCCACGCCGGAGGGGGCAGTGCGTTCTCGAAGTGGGACGGCAAACAGTGGTGCGAGGTGGACGGCAACCCCGAGACGGCGCGCACCATCGTGCACAATTCGTACACGATGTACGGCCCGGACATCAAGCTCGTGCGCGACGTCGACGCCGCGCCGCCGCAGGTGGCCAGCGAGCCGAGCGCCTGGAGCGACTGGATCGCGTGGTGCGGTGTCGACGTCGCGCCGCCGCAGGTGGCCAGCGAGCCGAGCGCCTGGATCGCGTGGTGCGGTGTCGGCGCTCTGTGGGTCCAGGGCGACTACGAGTTCCAGGTGAAGTACCGCGAGATCGAGCACGACGAGGACCGGTGGTACACGGCGAGCCAAGTCGGCTTCTTCGACTGGGCACAGCGCGACCTGCCCGCCGACATCGTCAGCTATCGCGTGCGCCGTGCCGCCTGAGCACCAGCACAGGGGGAAGGTGGTCCGCACGGAGACGCGGCTCGACGGCGTGGTGAAACGCCGCAGCCTGTGCGCGAAGTGCGGCCACCTCTGGACCACCTGGGACGGCTCGCTCACGCCGCCGCCAGTGACGCGGGGGCGGACCAGCCCCTACACCGAGCAAGTTCTGCAGTACCTGGAAGCCGGCGCGCAACAGACCCGCATCGCGCTCGGCCTTCAGATTCCCATCCACGTGGTTCGCCACATCGCACGAAAGCACAAACATGAACGACCGTGAACTCCCCGCCGGCACGCCCAACACCTTCGGCACCGTGGCCGACGCCGGCCAGATCCTGCAGCAGACCTGCCACCACCTCGCCGCGTCCTGGTGGCTCGACACCGAGACCGGCGAGGACGTGCGCAGCTGGCCGCCCAAGTTCTTCAAGCTGTGGCTGGGCGCCAAGCTGATGCTGATCGTCACCGAGGTGGCCGAAGCGATGGAGGGCCTGCGCAAAGGCAAGTCCGACGACCACCTCCCCGACGTGTCGATGCTGGAGGCCGAGCTGGCCGATACCATCATCCGCGCGTTCGACATGGCCGGCGGTCTCGGCTTCAAGCTGGGCGAGACGCTGGCGCGCAAGCTTGCGTACAACGCGCAGCGGGCGGATCACAAGATCGAGAACCGCACGGCCGCCGGCGGCAAGAGCATCTGACCATGGGCACCAGCAACCAATGCGCGGACTGCGCGCTGTGCGGCGCAGACCCGGACGGCCTGTACTGCGGACACGAGACGTCGCTGAAAGGATCGTGCGGCTTCGGCTGGTCTCCCGCTGCGGCGCGCAGTGACGGCCAGCCGTGTGGCCCGCAAGCCGTGCACTTCGTCCGCGCATCCGACGAAGTTCTGCAATCCCGTGGACGGAGTGCCTGACATGAAGAACCTCATCACCGAAACGCTGTGGGCGATCGTCGCCTGGATCGTCACCCGGCGCGACGTGCGCGAATGGCTGATCCGCCGTGCGAAGAAGACGCCGTACACGCCCATCATGAATCGTGCGGGCGACGAGACCTACATGAACCGTTTGTGGCTGTTCAACCCGTACGAGTGGCCCGCCGGTTCGCCGACCAAACAGAACTGGCTGATGCGTCGGCTGCCCAGCATCCGCATCCATCACATCCGCCTGCCCGACCAGGATCGCGACGAGCACTGCCACCCCTGGGCCGCGCGCACGATCATCCTGTCGGGGTGGTACATCGAAACGCGGGACGGCGTGCCGTTCAAACGCAAGCAAGGCGACACGGCCACGCTGACCGCTGACGAGTTCCACACCATCACGCATGTCAGCACCGGCGGCGTGCTCACCATGTTTATCACCTGGAAGTACCAGCGCAGCTGGGGCTTCAAGACGCCCACCGGCTTCGTGCCGTGGCGCACATACCTGGACGTGCCCGAGGCGTCGGCCTGGGCGCTGACCGAGGAACAGCAAAAGGCAGAAGCCGAGGAGCTGCAGTCCAGCATTGCCCGCACCCGTGTCGCGTTGGAACGCGTGCGAGCCGAGTTCGGCCCGGTGGAACGCACGCCCATGATCTACGCCAACAAGGAGACCCGCGACAAGATCCACACACCCGAGTCGCTGGCCGTGCTGCGCAAAACGGTGGACAACCTGAAGGCCCGTCGCCACGACTCCACGACGAGCCGCCCGGATGACAGCAACACCGGCCTGCTGACGATGTACATGCTGAACACCCCGGCGCCCGCGCCGTACGAACCGGAGCCTCCGCGCTTCTCGTCCGGCAGCGGCGGTGACTTCGGTGGCGCGGGCGCGACCGGATCGTGGGGCGACAGCAGCGACTCGCCGTCCAGCAGCTCGTGCTCGTCGAGCGGGAACGACTGATGGCCATCGCTCAACTCTCCGAGGAGCAGCTCGCCAGCATCATCGCCGCCGGTATCGAGGCCCGGATCAAGACGCTCATCCTTGACGCGGTGCGCGCGTCGATCGGCAAAGAGGCCGAGCGGATCATTGCCGACGTGCAGAAGATCCTGGAGGAGCAGGCCGCACTGGCTGCCCGCGAGGTGACGACGAGCGTGCAGATGGCGCACTCGCCTGTGATGGACGAGATCCAACTGCATGTCGCGTTCAACAACCAAGCCATCTTCAAGGGCAAGCCGTGAAACACCTCGCCGATATGTTCGCCCTGCTGATCGGCTTCCTGCTGATCCTGCTGTTCGTGGGCGTCGTGCTCACCGTCATCGTCGCGGCTGTCGCTGCGTCCGTCTGCCTCGCGCCGTTCGCCGCGCTGGGGTTTGGCGTCTACATCCTGGCGTTCAAGAAGTGAAAGCACCCATGCCCTCCACCACCATCCAGTTCTTTGCGTTCGCGCACCTGCCCGAGCACCTCCAGACCGTGAGCCGCCCCATCGGCGAGCTGGCCACCAAGCTCGAAGCCGAGCTGCCCGATGGGCCCGAGAAGTCGGCCGGCATGCGCAAGCTGCTCGAAGCCAAGGACTGCTTCGTCCGCGCCGCCCTGGCGCTCGCCCCGGTGCCGCGGTTGACGACGTTCCAGGACCGCGTGCGCAAGGAGCACGCCGACCTGAACGACAACATCGGTCGGCTCGCCCGCTTCATCGGCGACGACGCCAGCTTCATGAGCTTGCCGCTGGCCGAGCGTGAACGCCTGATCACGCAGCACCAGAAGATGGTCGAGTACAGCGACGCGCTCGACGCCCGCATCGCTCACTTCAAGGACTGACCATGGCCTGCATGAACTACACGAAAGGGCAGGCCGAAGCGGGCTACGCCGGCCCCCTCGGTGGCAACGCACTGACCAAGCCGCCCGAGCCCCCGGGCGAAGTCATCCAGGTGACCGGCCAACTGCGCGATCGCCTGGACCGCATCGGCTACGCCATCGCCGAGCTGGCCGAACGCCTCAAGCCGGTGCTGTCCGCCACCGTTTCCGAGACCGCCCCCAGCCCCACCGGCTACGCCGCGGTGTCGCCGCTCGGCAAGCAGCTCGAAGACCTGGACAACCACGCGCGTGACCTCGGCGACCTGCTCTACAGCCTGCGCGATCGGGTGCAGCTGTGAAGGCGCCGCTCCGCCTGATCGGCCTCGCCGGGCGCAAGCGCTCGGGCAAGGACACGGTGGGCCGGCTGATCGACAAGCTGGCGACCACGCCCACCGACGTGACGCCGCTGTCCTTCGCCGGCCCCATGCGCGACGGCATCGCCGTGATGTTCGGCATCGACATGAGCGATGCGCAGGAGCGCGAGACGCCGGTGCTGCTGGGCGTGAGCCGGCGGCACCTGATGCAGACCCTTGGGACCGAGTGGGGGCGCCAGCTCATCCACCCGGACCTGTGGCTGCACGTGCTGGAGCAGCGCATGGTGGACGTGTTCTCCGACGAGGACCACGGTGACGTGCCGCTCGTCATCGTCACCGACGTGCGCATGCCCAACGAAGCCGAGCTGATCCGCCGGCACGGCGGGCAGGTGTGGCGTGTCGAGCGGCCCGGGCTCGCGGCGACCGACACGCACGTGAGCGAGGTGCCGCTGCCGGATCAGTACGTCGACCTGACGGTCATGAACACCGGCACGCTCGAAGACCTGGAGGAGAACGTGCTGGCCGCGCTCCGGTGGGCTGAGCTGGCCTAGGGTTTCTCCCTAGACGCAGTACAGCGGTTCCTGGTACAGTGAGGCACCTACCCACTGAACCAGGAACCCACCATGTTTCGCATCATCAGCTTCTGCCTCGGCCTGATCGTCGGCGTCATCGCGATGACCTTCTCGGACACCTGCCGCGCCGGCACCCTCGGGCTCCACACCTGGAGCGAGCACGGCAAGGCCACCTACCAGATCACGCACGAAGGTGGCGCGCCCGAGGAGCGCAAGTTCAACGAAGACAACTTCGGTCTGTACTACATTGGCCAGGACAACTGGATCGTCGGCGCGTACAAGAACAGCTACTACCGCAATACGGTGTACGCCGGCTACGTGATCGACGGCCCGACGTTCCGCCCGCTGGGTGTCCAGGTGAAGCCCGCGCTGGCCGCAGCGCTCGCCACCGGCTACCGTCGGCTCGAAGGTGTGGGCACCCTGCGCGTCATGCTCATGCCGCAGGTCGTCGTGCACACCGGCTACGGCACCGCCGTCCGATACAGCTTGGCTCCGGGCAAGCGCGGCATGTTCCAGCACCTGTCCATCGAGCGGAGCTTCTGATGCGCAGCATCGTCATCATCAGTAGCATCACCATCATCGCCGCGGTGCTCCTCGCCGCCGGCGCCGCAACACACGCTGCGCCCGTCATGCCCATCGCCACGGGCCATGTGAGCAGCAAGCCGGACGAGCCCGTCCAGGGGCGCCCCGCCGGTGGCGCGTGCATGTGGCCCGTTCCGGGCCAGCTCCAGATGGTCAACCTGTACGCGCTCCAGTCGGTGACCGTCGTCGAAGACAAGGCGTTCGGGTCCGGCCGCAAGACGTACAAGACACACCTGAACTTCGGCTTCCGCCAGAACATCGAGATCGACATCTGGCAAACCGGCGCCGACCCGCGCGTGCACATGCTGTCGATCGAAGCTCGTCTGAAGGAATGCTCCAAATGAACCAACCTCACAAGTGGGCCGCCGACTGGATCGAGTACGACCCGGAGGTGACAGCATGACACCCTTCGCTGAAACCCTGTTCGTGATCTTCGTTGCGCTGTCGGGCTTCTGGTTCGGCGTGGCCTACGAGGAGCGCCGCAACTACGGCGTGTGGTGGTACGGCGCGCTGCTCGGCGTCGTGTGCGGCAGCATCGCCGTGACCCTGAAGGCTTGCACGCCATGAAGCCCTGCGAGCACCTCGCGCTGCTGGTGTGGCTGCTCGTGAAGGCGCCGCGCACCGTCGCCGAACTGGCCGAGCATCTGCAGCGCCAGAACCAGGACACGATCTACGAGCGAGTGCGTGCGTTCCACGCCGAGGGCCTGCTCTACATCAAGGACTGGGTCCGCAACACGGACGCGGAGGCCGGGCGGCTCACGCCACTGTGGGCGTGGCAGCCGGATATCGACGAGCCCCGGCCCGACGCGCCCAAGCCCCCGCCGAAGAACCTCTCTCGTTGGAAGAAGCAATGAAAAAGCACATCTACCGTCGCGGCGACAAGGTCCGCATCGTCGAGCCCAAGCTGGTCCGCCGGGTCGGGTATCCCCTGATGTGGCGCGAGATCACCGACGAGCAGCTGTATGCCGACCCTCGCATCATGCGGGCGCTGCGCGCGTTCGGGTTGACTCGGCATGTGCCTTTCGGTTGCACCGCTGCGGTCAGCGATAACATCCCCCGCCACCTGCAGCTCGCCTTCGCTAAGGAGTACGTGCTGAAGCACGGCTTCGGCGGCAACGAGCGCAGCATCCACTACTACGGCGGCGAGCACATGCCCGACAACGTGGCGTTCCCCACGATCTGGCTGGACTACTACGGCGTCGGCACGGTGCACGAGGTGCTGACGACGCGCCGCGTGAAGACCGGCACGCGGTTCGCCGGCTACACGCAGGGCTACGGTGACGACGAGGACTATCACCCGGGCGGCCTCGCTGGCATGAAGGTCCACACGCTGCTCAAGCTGAGCGGCGAGGTGGAGATCGAAGCGTGCAACGTGGAGCTGGTCAAATGACCCGCCGCGCCAAGCTGAAGCGCGTCACGCACCGCAAGGTGTGGTCCGCCGTGGTGGCGTACGGGCGGGCCAGTCGTGCCGACGAGATGAGCGGCGCCGGCTACCCCGAAGATCGGGCGGCCATCGAGCAGGAACTCGACGCGGCGGTGGCCCGCCTGCTCGACATCACCAAGCGCCTCGTCGCCGAGCGCGACGAGCTGCTGGCGCAGCTGCACGATGGCTGCAGTCTGGGCCGGCGCGCGCTGCTCGACACGTACAAGGAGATGGGATCGTGATCAGCCGCACCGATGTCCGCAGCGTCAACTGCCCGGCCTGCCAAGCGAGGGCGGGCACGCCCTGCAAAACCCGCAAAACCATGGACCGCGTCTCGTGCCACGCCGAGCGGTGGGAGGTGTACCGCGCCACGCTGCCGGTGCTGCTCCCCGCGCACCTGCGCCCCGTGATCTACAAGCACCGCCACGGCTGGGGCTGCACCACGTCGCGTGATTGGCGCCGTTGCCGCACCACCTGCACGAGCGACACGCCGATGGCGGCCTACCTGCGCTGGTTCGCGGGACGCAACATGGCGGCCAGGCGCCAGATCCTCGCCGCCCACCCCCACATCGCGCAGCACCTCGACGAGAGCCTGCGCCACTACCTGCAGGTGATGCGATGACACCCGAAGCCAAACTCCGCATGGAGGTCTACCAGGAGGGCCAGCGCTCCTGGCGCGACGAGACGACCTGCCCCTACACCGACTGGCGGGCCGGCACCTGGGCCAAGGGCCGCGCCGCGGCGAAGGCACACTACGAGGCCCAGGTGGCTGCCGAGCGGCACAAGCCCCCGCCACAGGAGATGAAGTCCGCGGGCTGGACCATCCGCCGTCGCCCCTGGTCCGGCAGCATCGCGATCGAGAGCCCCGAGGGTGACGGCACCGACCTATACCCCCGGGACACTGACGTGTTTGATTACTTCGACACCCTGCTCAAGGAGAACGGCCTGTGACCGACGACGATAGCAGTTTCATCCGCATGGTCGTCTACTTCTGGGCGGACAAGGGAGATCCCACCCGCTACACCGACTGGGACGAGGCACGGTGCAAGCAGCTCATGCCCGAGTTCCACCGCGCGTGGAAAAAGATGTGCCGGCACCGCGCCACGCTCGACCGTATCGTCAACGAACTGTGGTTCACATGAACATCGAACCCACCCTCGCCGACGTGCTGCTGGAGATCGCGAACAGATGAATCGCAAGTACGACACCCTGTTCGAGCGCCTCGTGGCCAACACCGAGGAACCCGAGAACGAGCGCGCGTGCTGGAACTGGAAAGGCGCGCGGCTGCCGAAGGGCTACGGCCGCGTGAACATGCGCGATGAGGCCGGCAAGCACCGCCCCCGCTACGCCCACCGCGAGATGGAGCACTGCATGCGCGGCGAGAACGAGTTCGACCTGGACGACGATCCGCTGGGCCCGATCTTCTACGTGCCCCGGCCGCGCCTGGGCAGCGAGGAGACGCTCGATCACCTCTGCTACAACCCCGGATGCGCGAACCCTGACCACTGGGAGGAGCCGGTGAGCCGGGCCGAGAACACGCTGCGCGCGCACCAGCGCCGGTGGAGGCTCTGATGGGGCTCGCCCACTACGCCGCCCGCGCCAACGGCGTGTCGCGCCAGCGGCTGCTGGCCGGTGACACCCCAGCCTGGATCGCGAACAACAAGCGCGCCCGATACATCGTGTCCGTGGTGTTGTCCGCGCCGCCGTGGGTTGACCGCAAGGCGCTGCTGGCGATGAACGCGCAGGCCGCGCTGCTCACGAAGTGCACCGGCATCCTGCACGTGATGGACCACATCGTGCCGCTGAACCACCCCCGGGTGTGCGGGCTGACCGTACCCTGGAACATGCAGATCATCACGTGGCGCCAGAACGCAGCGAAGTCAAACCGCTGGTGCCCCGAGCAGATGGAACTCTTTCCCAACCAAACCGAGAGCACCCCATGATCGAACTCGCCCTGATCGCCGCCGCTGTCGCTCTGCTCCTCGCCGAGCGCCGTCATATCCGCGTCAAGGCCGTGCAGGAGAAACTGACCGAGCAGCCCAACGAGATCGTCGTCCGCTGCGGCGACGAGATGGTGCGCTACCTGCGCGCCGATGCGGTCAAGGCTGTCATGCACGAGATGCTGCTGGCAGTGGCCGCCGCGACCGCGCGCGAGCTGATCGCCCACTTCAATCGTCGGCTTCAAGGGTTTACCCTCACTCGTCGTCCGGCAGACCGCAGTACACTCGACGCAGGGGATGAGTAGTCCTGATAGACTGCGCAGCCCTGAACCACCTAACCAGATTCCAAGGTAACCAGATGCTCAAGCTCACCGCCCTGTGGCACAGAATGAAAACGCCCAGCTATATCGGCCGCGTCAAGCGGCTCCTCGACACGGCGCAGCACGAGCTGCTCGACTACGAGGAGCAGGCCGAGAACGCCAAGGCTGCGATCAGCGCCACGAAGCTCCGAATCAACCGTCTCAAGAAAGAACTGAAATCCCATGGACATCACCATCCGTCTGCCTGACGTCGCCGCCCTGGCCACCGCCATCGAGCGCCTCGCTGCCTCCAACACCGGCGGCACCCCCGTGCAGGCGGCTGTCGCCGCTGCGCCCGTCGCCTCCACCCCCGCCGTGCAAGCCCAGCCCGAACCGGCCGCCACCCCCGCACCGGCCCCGACTCCCGTGGCGACTCCCGCACCGGCCGCCAGTTCGGACGCCATCGACGGCCCCACCCTCAAGGCCCGTATCCTGAACGCCTGCCGCGGCAACAGCGCCTTCGCGGCCGAGATGGAAGCCGCCTTCAAGAACGCCGGCTTCGAAGGCTTCGACCGGGTGCCGCCCGCCCAGTACGGTGGCCTGCTCCAGGCGGCCCAAGCCATCGGCGCCAAGCACGGGGTGACGGTGTGAAGTACGCACAGATCACCTTCACGGACGGCGACGAACCGGGCCACGCCCGGATCATGCTGCTGATCGGCGACGACTCGCTGCCGCGCGACACCGAAGTGCCGTTCGATCCGGCGTCCGGCTCGCACATCATGGCCGGGTTCTTCCACAAGAACCTCAGCGCGATGATGCTGGTCGCCGACCAGATGAAGCAGACGGGCCTGCTGGAAGCGTTCGTCGGCACGCCGGCGGCCGACAGCACCCACGTGCAGACCGACGACGCGCAGCTGTCGCTGGACGGCGGCGGCGGCACGGCGCAGGAGAACTGACATGCCGATCACCCGCTTCGCTGGCTACACCGCGGACGCTGTCCGCGAGAAGCTGACCTCGCTCGCCAAGCAGTATGGCGGTCAGGCCAATCTGGCCGCCGAGCTGGGTGTCAGCCGCTCGCTCGTGAACGACACGATCCATGGCCGCACGCCGCCGTACCCGGCGCTGCTCGACGCGCTGGGCCTGGAGAAGACCGTGCTGTACACGCGCAAGGCCGCGCCGTGACCGAGCACGCGCACGTCTTCGGTGCCGTGGCGGCGCCGTCGTCGGCCGACCCTGTCGCCGAGGCCGCCCACGCGGTCTTGAGCGCCAGCGGTTCGGACCGGTGGCTGGCGTGCCCGGGCTCCGTCCACGCCGAGAAGATGTTCTCCGACGAGGAGACCGACTTCGCGCTGGAGGGCACCGTCGCCCACGACATCCTCTCGCTCAAGCTGGAGAAGCAGTTCGGCCTGATCACGGCCGGCGACTTCATGCTGCGCATGCAGCCGCTCCTCAAGCACCGGCTCTACAAGCTGGAGATGGAGCGGTTCACCGACGACTGCAGGGACTTCTGCGTCGAGTTGGTGAACAAGGCCCGGGCCGAAGACCCGAACGCTGAAATCTTCATCGAGCGTCGGCTCGACTTCAGCCGCTGGGTGCCCAAAGGCTACGGCCGCGGGGACTTCGGCGTGGTCACCACCGGCTGGGCGCACTTCGTCGATTTCAAGTACGGCAAGGGCAAGCCCGTCAGCGCGATCAAGAATTCGCAGGTGCGGCTGTATGGCGGCGGGACATACTCGGCGTACTCGTGGCTGTTCCGGCTGGACAAGGTGTTCATCACCATTCACCAGCCGCGCATTGGCAACGTCGAGACCGAGGAGCTGACGTCGGACGAGCTGCTCGCGTGGCTCGAAGGTGAGGTCAGGCCGAAGGCCGCCCACGCCTGGAAGATCCACACCGGCGAGCTGCGGGCGACCGACGCCGACTACACACCCGGCAAGCACTGCACGTTCTGCAAGGCGCGCGGGCCGTGCCGCAAGCGCGCCGAGTGGGCGCAGAGCGAAGCTGCCAGCCTGCCGGCGCCCGGCGTGCTCACGCCGGCCGAGATTGCAGCGCTCCTGCCGAAGGTCGGGGCTATCGCAAGCTGGGCCAGCGACGTGGAAGCCTACGCGCTGGAGCAGGCCACGAGCGCGGGCGTGAAGTACCCGGGGTTCAAACTCGTGGAGGGGCGCAGCAACCGCACCATCACGAACTCGATGCTGGCCGGAGAGGCACTGCGCAAGGCAGGCTACCTGGACAGCGTGACCCACAAAGAACCTGAGCTGCTCGGCATCGGCGAACTCGAAAGAGTCGTCGGTGGACGCAAGCAGTTCGACAAGATACTGGGCGGCATCGTCAAGAAGCCGCCCGGTAAGCCCACGCTGGTCTATGAAAGTGACCCGCGTGCCACCTGGACGCCGGCCAGTTCGGCGGCGTCTGACTTTGCCCAGTTCATCAAGCCTCAAGGAAACAAGCAATGAGCCAATCCATCGTCCTCGGCCCCGTCCGCACCACGTACTGCTTCGTGTGGAAGCCGCAAGAAACCGACCGCATCGACGACAAGACCGGCGAGAAGGTGCTGCAGTACAGCACCGCCCTCCTGATCCCGAAGAATGGCGCCGACACCCAGAGCATGCTCGCCCAGATCAATCAGGCGATCGAGGCGGCCAAGCAGGAAGGCGCCCGCACCAAGTGGGGTGGCACCATCCCTCCGGGCCTGAAGCTCCCCCTGCGCGACGGCGACAGTGCGAACGACAAGAAGTCCGCCGACAAGAACTACAACGGCCACTGGTTCCTGAACGCCACCGGCGAGAAGAAGCCCGGCCTGATCTACGAAAACGGCGACACCATCATCGAGCCGCGCGACATGCAGTCGGGCTACTGGGTGCTGGCTTCGCTGAAGTTCTACCCGTTCAAGGCCAAGGGCAACGAAGGCGTGGCCGTCGGCCTGAACAACCTGATGCTGGTCCGCAAGGACACGGTGCTGGGCGGCGTGGCTGACGCGCAGGACGACTTCAAGAACTTCATCAAGAAGTCCGGCGCCGGCCCGGGCGACACGCCGGCTGCCGGCGGCTTTGGTGGCACCAAGGCGCCGGGGGGTTTCCTGTGATCTACGAACTGAAGCTCGACGACAAGCAGCTCACCGGCATCGCGCAGCTCCTGGTCCGTGAACGCGACGCGGCCGCGGCCGTGCACCAGCTGGCTGACAGCACGCTGGCCGCGATCAACGAGCAGTGCTCTGCCCAGACCGCGGCGGCGCAGGCCGCGG